TTAGAAGGGTTTAGTTCTGGTTGTAATTCATCTATCATACAAATCTCCGCTTGATTAATACGACATAATTGGTTTGCTTCTTGTTCAAAATTATCAATAGTTAATGCGGTAGGGTCTATACTATTTTGATGATAAGAGTTCCACGCTTTACATTTCGCAACCCACGCTTCTGGTTGTGCCGACATAATATTCTTCCATAATACTTCGTTCCCTTGTTTTGATTGATAATTTGTTCCTTCTGGGACATTTTCAGGTGCTTCACCTTCAAACTTACTATTCCAATTACCTTGCTCTCTTGCGTTAAATAATGCTCCTGTTGTAGTATTTACTGCTTTATATGTTTCAGTAATTACAGAAGGAACAGGTATTTTTTCTAATCCAAAACCTCCATCAAAAGTATAATAACTTGGTTGGACGAACTCGTTTGTATCCCATCCTTCCGCATTACCTAATCGTGCTTGAAGTTGTCCTGTAATTCTATTTGCTACTGCCGATGGTGTATTAAAACCCTCTTCAACATTTACTCTAACAGATGTAGTCCTTATTGATGGGACTTTCCAAATACCAGTAGGATTATCAGTAGTAATAGCACCAGGAACAAATCCAGGACAATAATAAAATCGTGTTGGGTTCATACTTTCAATAGGAGAAGGAGGATTTTGCGATGTAGCATCAGTATTAGGTCCAGTCCAAGGAGGATTATTCGCTTTATTATAAGACCATCCACTCATTTCTTTATAAGGATATGCCTTCACAAAATTGGCAAATGTATCAACATTAGGTAATCCATAATTTACGCCTTGTGCCGTCGCTACTGAATTATATATTAAGACTTCTCCTGTTGGTAAATTAAAGTTGAAATCTTGATTATTGGTAATATAATAAGCAAACTCTAATATCGCTTCATTATCAACCAAATCAGCAGTATTTAACGAATTATTTGACCCCAAAAACTCAATAGTTTCATCAGGACTTCCTTTCGTATTAATCATAGTTGCTTCAACTGAAATCTGGTCTCCAATATTTACTTCAATACCATTTTGAATAACATTTTTCCAAGCATTATTCTTTTGATTTTCAACCTGTTTTAATACATCATAATTCTGTGCGTTCCCCTGGGATAAGGTCTCTAATTCCTGTTTTTTAGCAATTTGTCTATTACACTCTACTATAATAGTATCACTCATTACATATATAAGAGATATTATTTATCCAAAGTAGTCGCTAAATGGATTGTCATTTATGGGTTGCTTAACCTGTAAGTTTATAGGTGTGGCAGGTTTGACATTCTGTTTAGGAGTAGTATTGGCATTTGGGGCAGACTTCTTTTCTTTTCTTGCTTTCGCTTCTTTATAACCTTCTTTCAATTGTTTATATCTTTCCATATTTGTCATAAAATTAATAAATGCCATCTGTTCTGCTTCTGTATCTCGCTTCACCTTCTCCGCTCTTTTCGCCTTTTCAGTAGGTAAGAAATCCTCTGGTGTATTGTCTTCGTCAGGAGGTTTGATTTCAACTTCATCTTTAACTTTAATAGTCCTTTTCTTATATTCTTTATCAACCTTCGCCTTATGTTTAGCAGGTTTATATGATTTCGCTTTGTGTTCTTCGGCAACCTTATCTAATGCCTCCTGTTTCGCTTTCGCTTTCGCTTCACGCTTCGCCTTTGCTAATTCACGGCATTTCGCCAAATGGTCTAATTGTTTCTGCGATAATTCACGCTTTTTCTTTTTAGGTTTTTCAGGTTCAACTGGGACTTGTTCGTCCGCCATTTTATCCATTAATTCTTTGGTAGGTTGTGGAACACGCTTGAAAGGGTCTTCATCCTCCTCCTGTATAGCAATATCTTCTTCTATTTCTTCAAGTGTAGCATCCATAGAAAGTTCATCAGGTTCCTTCATTTCCAAATCTGGTAAGTCTAAATCCATTCTATACATCTAATATAGAAATTAATATTTTCTATTTAACATAATCTATAATCTGGGATTAAACTAAAACGGCGTTAAACTAAAACAAGCGTAAAACTGCCTCATTTGACATTTTTATTAAGGGTTGAGAATGGCAAACAGGGCACTCAACGATTTTGTGCTTATTTTAATTCCATAGTTGAAAATAAAGATTATTCACTATCACTTGAATTATCGTCTGGTTTATCTATTTGAGGTGATGAACCGAACTTATCGTGATGCTCGTATATTAGAGAATTAAACCGCTTGTATGCTTTGGATGGGTTGGATTGTAAGTCAAGATAGAGAAATGAATAAGGTTCATTAGTCGCTTGCTTATATAGTTCCATAAACTTCTTCTGTCCTCCGTATCTATCGCCGAACTCTTCTGCTATTTTCAGTAATTCCTTTTCATTTGGATTGGGACCACCTATGATAGAGAATGTGGCATTCTGCCTAATAGTTGTATCCAGACCACGGAACAACTGCGAAGCAAAAAGCAGTAATCCTATATTATAGTGCCTTGCTCTGGTTGCGAGGAAATTGATTTTACTGGACTTTTTAATACCCAAGAAATCGTCTAAAACAATACAAATGAAAGGTTTTTTACCACGAGGGAATTGGTCTTGGTAGGAAATAATATTAGTAATAATTTCATCAATTCTGGATAAATCATCAAAGATAGTTTCAGGAAACTCTTTCTTCAAAAATCTGGATGTTCTATCATTATTGATAGTATTTGAAATAATATATACAATATCAAATTGGTCTTTGTAAAAGTTGGGATTGAGTAAAAGATTTGAAATAATAGTTGATTTGCCTGTTTTGACAGGACTAATAAGAATACCGACTTGACCTGTGGCAATATTGGGAAGATTGGGATGGATTGGTCGTTTGAGTTTCTCTTCCGTTCCGTCTTCCTTAACTGGTAAGATGGTTAAATCCAAATTGGGGTCTTTATTATTTTCCATATGTAATTAAAATAGAAAATAATAATGTCTATTTAGGCGATTTAATCCGTTTTAACTTAAATCGCTTCAAGTAATCACGAATACTTGCTTCTCTGGATGTCTTGTTCCATAGGATATGCTTACTTAAAGCACCTGCGGTCATAGGAGCATTCCAGTCCTCCCTTGCTCTGTGTCTTGCTTCCCATCGTGCTTTTCGTTCAGGGTCTTTGTGAATTGTGTAATCGCTCATTCCTTTTGCTCCAAAATGGGTTGTCTTAACTTTTTTACCATCTTTGTAGAAAATCGCCATTAATTTTTTCTTTGGACTTGTGCTTCCGCTGATAAATACTTCCATAATATTATATATCTACATATTAAAATGCCGAGTAAATTAGAAAGAATTGCGTTGGCAATTATAAGAGCGTTAAGCAAGATAAGAGTTTGTAAAAGTTCGTGTTGTAGTAGTGAATGTATGACAGATGAACCTAAAATACCAAAAATAAAAAATGAAATAATGCTTTAATACATTAATATGTTGTGTTAATAAGTATTTAAAAAAATCACCAATCTATTATATATGGAAAGAGTAAAAGTTGTAGCGAGCAAAATAGATGAAAAGCATATTTATTATGAATGCCCTTATTGCTATACTATACAGGGAGGAAGAGTAGTTAAGACTTGTTTTAAAGGTAATGGTGGATTTTACAAAAGTGCGAAATCAACCATTCATAAGCACGGAAGCGGTGGAAATCTTGAAAACAGAGTTGAATACAGGCAGGTTGATAATTGCCTTGTAAATAAAGGAGAAATAGAGATACATATTACTGATGATACTAAAAAACCAGTATTACCAGTATTAATGAATAAAAAAAATTATAAAGGGAACGATGATAATGCCTTCATCGTCAATTTCAGTTAAGGGAGGAAGAGGCAAACGAGGCACATTAATTCTTTACATCTTTGCTTCGTGTATTATATTCTTTTTTTTCTTTTTCAGTTTTATTGTCGCATTTTTCTTTTTCACGAAGATAAATGGTCTTTAATGTTTCTAATACTTGTTTATTATCATATACGGCAATAATCTTGCCTATCTCGTGGCAAGTGCTACAAAGTCCAGTTGAAGTCCATTCGCTTGAATTACACAAATAACAATTAAACATTTGTATAATTATTCGTAAGATATTATTTCACGCCTATAACAAGGTAAAGGGGGAGATAATTTATTAATAGTAATGTCTTTGTATTTGTTTTTAATTCTGCTCTCATCTGGATTTACTTTGAAATAAATTGCTGAACGATTTATTCCAAACTTTTCCGTAATTTCCTTGGTAGTATGGAAATATTCTTTATTTCCGTCTTTTTCAACGACATAATGGTAGTTTCTACGATTTGGAGTTCCTGCTTTCCTCATATTAATTATATATTGGTGATACGCCTTTAAATGAGTTTTTTAACTAAAAATTATATTTAAGCACTTACGAGCACCTGACCTCCTTTAAGAACCATCGCTCTTTCAACAATAGAGAAGTAGCGGAGTTGTCTGGTGTCATTATCAGTTGCGGTGCGGTAAATTGTGCGGAGTGCCTCAACTGGTTTTTGTCCTACTAATGTGCCACTGCCAACTTGGGCAAATGGATTAGTAGTCAAATCAACACCTTCAAAGTGAAGTTGTCCCTGTAAAACTCTGTTAGAATTACCCTGTAAGGTATTTGTGGAGATAAGATTATTATTGACTGGTTGGTTGGCGACCTGTTTATTGACCTGTCCGTTGAGTGAATATTCAGCATTTAAGCAATTAATATTAGTTCCAAAGACATCTGCCAACTGATTTTGTTTGCGTTCCTCATTAATTACATTCCTGGAATAAACAAGTTGGTCGTTAATACGGAAATTGTATTCATCAGCAATATTGTATGCCTTGGCACCATATCTTCCTACAAGAGCATTATTAGCATCAACGCTGTCGTGAAGGACAATAGCACGGACATTTCTGCCTGAAAGTCCTAAATCTCTAACAATATCCTTTCTAACTACATTAGTGCCAGTAGGAGGGGTTGCTTCCGCTGGAATATTAGAGGATGTAAGGACAACATCTTCATATGGAAGTGAAAGTCCCTTATCACTCATTACCATTTTAGCGGTGGCATCCATACGCTCATCTGCGTAAGTAAGGTAATCAGCAAGGAACTTGACATTATCCTGACCTATACTGATTGAAGTATCGCCTGTATAACTGCTGGAAAAGTTTGCCATAATACCCTGCTCGGTTGCTCCCTGTGTATTGAAAGTGATTTCAATTGAAACCTGTTCGTCAATAAGATAAAGTGGAAGCATCATATTCCTCATCATAGGGAACAATTCACTTAACTTAATCTGGAAAACAGGACCAGTAGTAGGGTCATTTTGAAGAAGAATTACATTAGGAACTCCTCCTGCTGTATCACTCGCATATACGGCATCCTTAACTTGGTAAAGACCATTACCCTGATTATCAGGGCACATAACATCTAAACTTCCTACTTTTACTAAATCTTTGAGTGCTTTTTCTTCATTAGTCTTGAAAGCACGACGAATTGTTTGATAATAAGCATAGTCATCACTATGGGATAAAACTTTGGTGCCGATTTTGAGAACTGCTCTCTTAATAAGAGCGTGTGCTCCTGTCTTAACTGGAAGGTATGCTTCGTTGTCTCCTGCTACTACTGGGTGTGCTGAAATAGAGAAAGTAGAACCTGCGTCTAAAATACCTTTCCTTTCTAAAACAAATCTCGCAAAAGTTTTATTTATAACAATAGGGTCAAGAATATTAGTATCAATATTCATAGTTTCAATTGTCGCCATAGGTTTAACATTTAACACATCTGGTAATCCGCTCATCTTGTATATATTATTAAAATATATTTTTTTATTGAAAATACATCTTAAATAAAAAATTAGTTGTGCCTCGTTTGCCAATTTCTACTATATACCGAAATGTCAAATTAGGAAACAACTTGAATACCCTGTGGTGAATACATAAGAGAATGGGTAGAGAGAACATAAGTAAAGATGGAGTTAGGTGAAGTTCCGTTAAGTGAAGATTTAAGGCGGAGACCATAGTTAGTTCCCTTAAAATCAACACCGACCTTGTAAGGGTCTTCCGCAACACCTACACCGAATACTGGGTCTTGGTCGGCAAGAACGAAACCACTTCTATTTTCTGCTCCTACAACATCTACGGATGCTGGGAGTGAGTTTTCAGTATTAAGTGAAATAAGAGCGTGGTTCATCTGCTTATAAGGTTTGACTGCGTTAATAAATGTAGTAGTCAATTCACTTGTAGGGCGGTTAATCTGTGATGGTTCTTGTGTCTGTATTTCGTTCTCAACAGGGAAGAGAACACCTCCTTTTAAGAATGATACTCTATCTAATACAACATCACTATCATATACACCAGCAGTAGCATTTCTCAACCTTGGAGTTGCGAAACCATCTTCCGCATAGTTGTTAATATGTGTTGATGGTAAGAAATTGTGGAATACCGAAAGTGTGCGTCCAGTTCCAAGATTAAAGTTCTGTGTCTGGTCGCTTGAATTAATTACTGAATAAAGGTGGGAAAGGGCGTTGTATTGGAAACCGCCAGATGAAGGAACGCTCATCTGTTCCTGACCCTTGGCATCAGGAACTAAAAGATTGTATGAAAGTGATAAGTTCCTCAACTGATAGAAACATCCATTACCAGTTCCAGCATCATTTTTAGAATTACCATTAGCATCTACCCATCCTGAAAGGACATTAGCGTCTGGTGATAATTGGAATTGAACTATCATTCCTCTTAAACCATTAGTTCCAATAGGAATTGGATTACCTCCTGAAAGAAGACCTGTGCGGAGAGGAATTGAGAACTCAACATCATTATTAACCATCATAGCACCATTCGCTTTACGAGAAGCAGTTAATCCTTCTAACTGGGTATTTGTATCTAAATCTTCCTGTGAATGGGTGAGTGGGTGTGCGGTTGCTAAATATCTTCCGTAATTGCGGACGATTTCTAATGTCTGGTTAGTCATACTTGAAAGAGTAATCTGTTCCAAGCACGATGCGACACCGACACGAGAAGAAAGGCATACATTTTTATTAGCATCACCGCCACCTTTGTTCTGGTTGTTGTCTGGAAGGTCAGGGGTTTCTTCTGTTGAAGTTGGGAAATTAACTCTTAAAGTTCCATTAAGACGGAGGGAACTACCTAAAAGAAGTTTGGGTTGGTTAGGGATAAGGAACTGAACTATTGGAAATCCCTGTTTAAAAGAATAGGCATTATTCGCTGGGGGATTGAGAGGCAAGATTTCAACACGCTCAACTTGGGAAATGTTCGTATTCATATTGTATATACTATTAAAATATATTTTTTTATGAAAAATACATCTTAAATAAAAAAAATGGCGTATTCGCCAGTTGGAAGTATAGTGAAAAAGTCAAACAAGGCATAAGCGAAGCAATAAATTAGAATGAAACCATTACGCCATTTGTTCCTATATTAATACGCCTTATATACTGAATAAAGTGTTCGTAAAGTTTTTCTAATCCTGCTCCTTCATACTCTACACGGAGGGCAAGGTCTCCTGCTGATAAATCAAATACTTGATTATATTTGGAGAAAGCACGAGCAATAAGGAACTTTTCTCCTGATTGAGTTAAGTTGCGAACACCATAATTGGCATTTACTAATGCTTTTTCAGTTTCTACAAGAGATAGAGCGTTAGGACAAGATGGGACGGCAGAATAGCGTTCAACCTTAACAGGGCGGTCTGGGATAAGATTTCCTCTAAATACATACTGATAGTTTTTAGCATTATCGCTTACACCAACAAGGGAACTTGTATTTGCGGTTAATGATGTTTGATAATCAATTGCTAATGGAACTGATAAGCAAGAATATGCCCTCTTTTGATTTGCTGGAATTAACTGATTAGTAAGACCATTAATAGTATTAAGGTTAAATCGGTATAAAGTCCAAGAACGGAAATCAATATTAAGTCCTGCTGAACTGCCAACCTGGGACATCATAGCATTTACATACTGCTCTGGTGGTTGAACTTGAAGGACAAGCATTTCAATATCACTCATAGTGTATGTAATTGCTTTCTTTGCTTCATCTATCTGTGCCTGTGGAAGTTCGGTAAGAGTGGCACCATTAATGCGGTCCTGGTCTTTAATGTAAATGTGAGAACCGATGGCGTGAGCGGAAGTAAGACCAGAAGCAGTAGCACGAGCAGGGATGTATTCAATAGTTAAATCATTATCACCATCCTTGGTAAATGCTACAATAACACCAAGTAATTCTTCATTAGAACCATCAGTATCGCTTACATAGAGAGGGTCGCCAATATCAAATGGATTATTGTTGCGAGGTTCAGCATTACGGAAAACACCAATACCGCCAGGTCCGTCTTCTGGTCGCTGGACTTTGATGTTAAATCTGCTGTCAATAGCGGTCTTGGCATCGTCTCCTGTATTCTTAATAACTTTAAGACCACAAGGTTCTTCTTCAAAACCAATTGTATCATTAAATACAAGTGAGCGTCTTAAATCATCAAGGGTCATCTGGCAACGAAGACCTTTTGTAGCAACAACAGGGAATACCTTATCACCGCCAAGAATACCTGAATAAATAGGTTGCTGGATTTCAACATCTAATCTATCTGCTGTGGTTTCAACTGCGGAAGCAGAAGTCGCCCAGTTAGTAGTAGCACCATAATACAATTGAGCGTCAAGGTTTTTGGTGCGAGAGCGACCTTCAAACATATCACGCTTATTGTCAATACTTTCATTATTAGTCCAGTTCCACCAATTAGCAGTCAAAACATTATAATCTTGGAGCATTTCTAATTCGGCGGAACCTGTGCCGTCCTGAATGCGAATATCACGCCAGAGGGAATGAACACCTGCTCTCCAATCAGGTTTAGGGCGACCACGACCAGTCATTTGGAGTTTATATTTCATATAAGTTGAGCGTGGGTCAATAAATCCTAAATACTGGGGGATTAACCATCTCAACTGGTTCTGTGTCTTTGGGTTGTAATTAACCTGTGCTTCTGGTTTGATTGATACGACCTTTGTCGCAACATACTGCTGTCCTTGATTTGCTTTAAACATTATTTATACATTAATAAAAGATTTTAATTTTAAATTATTAAACTAAATTAAAATTAAACTAAAATACAAATAAAACTAAAAGTGGCACATTTGCCATTTCAACCTATAATCTAAAATGCCGAAGCGGACGCTGGTGTGTCTTGGACGGCATCAAAAGTGGGTAATACAACTGCCCCTTTGGTTCTTGAAGATATTGCTTGGGGTGGTTTAGGTGGTTCAGGTGTTTTGTGGAATGCCTCATACAATTCAACGCCTAATCCTGCTAATAATCCAATTGGACCGAGAAAATCCATAGCGGTAGATAAACCACCTACGACACCTTCAATTGCTCCTGTTGCTCCTTCTACTCCTGCTGTTGCTCCTTCTGCTCCTGCTCCTCCTAATGCTGGTGCTACATCCCCAGCAGTTCCTTCAATAACACTTTCAGGTGCTCCTTCTAATGTAGGACCTTCTGCTCCTTCACTACTACCAAGTGAAAGAGGTTTTGGTTCAAGAGGATTTACTCCGTCATCTCCCATAGCATCTGGACCAGTATGAGAACCTGTTGCTTCGCCTCCTCCTGATGTAGGGTCAGGTGCGGATTGTGCCCCAGTAGGCAATTCAGTTTGAGTTCCAGTTTGAAATCGTGCCAAATCTTCTGGGGATGCTGTTTGACCTCCTACTCCAATAGGTTCGCTTCCTAAACCACTTTCAGGGTCATCAAACCATTCAAAATCCTGTCCTCCTGCGTCGGCATCTCCATCTGCTCCTTCTTGACCTTCGGCATTAGCACCAGTTCTACCATTTTCAGTAGCACTTGTTCCTGCTGAACTATCACCACCTCCACCGCTTCCTGCGTCATCGCCAGTAGTTTCATTAGCATCAGTATTTTCACCTTTACCCTTTAATTTATTAGCAATATATTGACCTCCTTTTTTAAGAAGTTTTGCTCCTTCAATAGAAGTTCCAGTTGCTTCTAAACCTCTACCTACTGCTTCAACTTTTTTGTTAATTTCATCAACCTTACTCATCCAATTATCAAAAAAGTCTTTATCTGCCTGTTGCTTGTAAGCGTCTAAACTATCCATAGCATTTCCATAACTTTGAATGTGTGCCTGTAATGCGTCCATAATGTATATAGTTAATAAATATTATTTTTTTACTTTTTATCTTTTAATTTAATAACTGGTTTAGTCTCTTTTTTCCAAGATTGCTGTTTTGAACCTGCTTTCTTCATAGCAGTTGTTCCATTTCGCATACTATAAAATGTTTCACCTTTAATGACTTCTTTTGTAATTCCATTACATCTATCAGTTCTACTACACGCCTGTTGTGCTTCTGCTAATGTTTTAAATCTATTAGCACTCGCATTACCTTTAATAGCGTATCCTGCTAAATATACATCTTCACCAGGTAATTTTTGATATGTAGTTTTTTTCTGCCCTGGTTTAACTTGTGCTGGTGTAGTAATTCTGGTTTTAGTTCCAGTCTTATCTTTGGCGATTACACGAGTTCCTGTGCTTTCTTTTGTAGCAACAGACCTATCCATTTTAGGGACATCAACTCTTAATTTTGCTAATAATCCTTCAACTTGTTTTGCTTTTTGGATGATGGCATTAATTAATTCAGTCTTTTTCATCGCGTGCCCGCCTACTATTCTTGCTTCTTTGTTAAAAGTAGATACATATTTGCGTAATTGTTCTTGGGACATCTTATTCAAAGTATTATACATATTAGTTCGTTCTTGTGGTAAAAGAGGTAATTGTTTTGAAACTTTTGTATCAACAGAAACATTTTCTTTTGTTCCTGCTTTACCAGCAACTACTTTCTTTTCAGTAGTTTTCTGTGCCTTTTTAGTTGCCTTTTCTCTCTCTCTAATTTCTCTTCTATCTCGTTGAAACTCTTTGGGACCTCTGCGTCTTTTAATTCTAATTCTTGATAATCCTGCTTGTATTTCTTCATCACGCTCGTCGGCATCCTGTCTGCTCTGCTCTACATAAGCAGAAAGTTCGTTAAATCTTTGTAAGTCTTCTTCATCACCAAAAAATTGTTGTGCTGACATAGTAGTATATACTATTATACAAATAAAAAAAAGTGGCGTATTTGACTTTCTATTAAGGGTATAAAAAGGCAAATAAGGCAAATTAATAACTTGATTTAGTCATAGATGACTTTTGTTTATGACGAAAAGGTCTGGCGAATGCCTGTTGCCCTTTGCGAGGACCAGTTTTGAGTTTATCGCCACGCTTGGTAGTGAAATCCATAGTATCACCCTCACCTTTCTTTTTCTCTGCTTTAACACGAGAAATGTTAGTAGCACCCTTGGTGCCTTTCTTTTTATTATACATACTTGATGCTTTTTGTAATGCTTGTTTGTATGAAAGTTTGGGATTATCCCTGCGAACCTTTTTAACAAAATCAATCCATTCACTCATAGTATATGTATAATCATAGATTATTTTTTTTTAGACATTAATGTAATTCCAAAATTAATGCGTTGTTTCATTAGTTTAGTCATTTTAAAATCCTTTCCTAAAAAAGAAAACTTTTCACCAGTAGGTATTTTAGCAAGACGGCGTAATTCAGTAATCTTGAACTTATAATCTTTTGGGACTTTCAATTGATTTCTTAATCCACCTTCTTTGAACTTAACCTTTTCACCATCTAAAACAACTTCGCCAGTCTTTTTTGTTGTGCCCTTTTTGACTTTCCTTCTATGTGCTTCAACGGCATTGTGGGCAGAGGATACTGACTTACCTTTTTCCATTTCACTTCTCATAATATCTGCTTCTTGTTTAGTATGTCTTCCTAAACCGAGATGTTTATTAAGTTCTTTTTCCTGCTTTGCTGTAAGTTCCATCATATATTATTCTTCAACATTTTCTTTTTTATAATGTTCCTGTAAAGTAGTAGAATGGCACATTTTATCAGCAAGTTCTTCCTTTTCTTTAATAAGAGGCATTTGGACTTTTTCGCTGATGTATATGTGTCGCAACATCGCCGTTGAGATTTTTTTGCCATCACGATTGAATACTTTATTTTGAAGATATTTAGTTAGACCATTACGAGTTAAAGCATCTCCTTTTGAATTGTATAGAAGTGGTGCTTCTGGTGTATTAACAAGGGAAATAGGATGATATTTGAGGAATTGGTTAATAATTTTATTTAATTTATTTCCAACTCTAAATATTTTCTGTCCGTGAGTTTTTGCTGTTTTATAATCATTCAAATAAAACTGCTTTTTATTTCTTCCAGTAATTACTAAATAATTTCTTGAAGTGTCGGCAGTATGTATTCCATCTTTTTCATATACAACAACCATATCCCCATATTCGTTGCGAATAGGAGGGTTCTTATCATCTGCTAAATACAGACTTGATACGAAGAATGGTTGAATATCACTCCAACCTAAATTAGTTCTGTCCTTTAAGTCATTCAACATCTTTTTTCGCATTTTTTGTAATTCATTAATAGAAAACCAGTTCTCTTCTTGTTTGGGGGATTTCTGCTGTTGTTTAACTTGATTATTAACAACGGCACATAATTCAAGCATTTTATTTCTATATTTTTTAATATCGTCTTCTTTTGCTGGGTAATCTTCTGCTTCATTTTTAAGGAAAGAAACTACATTAGCATAATAGTTTTTTCTTGTATTAATATTTTCAATTGCTTCTAAAAAATCTGTTAGGGGTTTTTCATTATAGTGCCCAAAGAAGGCATCGTTAAAATCTTCTATATCTAAAAAGGACATCATCTTTGCTCGTTGGGAGGCATAAACTTTTTGTGTTCTTGGGTTCATCATTTTGATATTATATGGTGAGATTATTTTAAGTGGTTTTAAACATTAAACTATTTTCGTTTAATTCTCTTAAATAAGTCATTGTCAGGTTTTCCTTCCGCAACTTGTTTTGGATTTTTCATTACAAAACCATATACCCTTGCCATTCCCCATTGTTCGGCACTCATCTTACCTCGTAATGAAGTGCCACCACGCTTCTTACCATCCTTAACACTTCTTACACTTTCAGGATTAGTTTTTCTTGCTCCAACTCCGCGATTATATACAGATTGAAGTATTGAGCGAGATATTCCAGATAATTTAGCGATTTCTGCGATTGTATGTCCTTCGTTTCTTTTAAATCCGTATTTAATGTTAAACTTATTTTTATTAGTTAA